TACATTCATGATACATCTACTGATAATGTTTATCTTGGAATTACTAAGAGACTGACAGATGGATCAAAACAAATAATAAATAGTTTATTTGATCTTTGGGCTAGTAAGCATTTCACTAATGAGCGTGGGCGTACCCAGGCAATACCTGGTGGTACAAAACTTACTTACAAGAACGGTACTTTACTTAAGCCACTGAAGGGCAAGAAACAGCATGTTCTAATAAAGGATGTGATACATGATCTTACGGGATTAGATATCAACCTAAGAAGAGACTATGTTGTTATTAATGAAGGTAAACCTACCGAGGAGCGTAGTCCAATGAGGGCCTTTAGGAACGAGGGTGGCACTAAGGTTGTTACGGAAGAGTTTTCCGAGTGGTTGAATGAAAGACTTGATAAAACATTTTACCATGTTAATGCTGATAGATTAAATAAAGGTAGTGGTATTAATCTTATTACTGATGTCAACTTAGAAGAAGGATACGTTGAGGTTGATAATTCATTTGAGAATGAGGGTGGTTACCAGGAGTGGTTGCTTAATGAAGAAGCACCAATACTTGAGCTTAGTACTAATGAAAAATACCAGACACACACTGAGAGAGACAATGAAACTAAGCTAAATGTTAACCTTGAGTTTAAGCAGGAGATAGACTCTGAGACTGAGACTAGAGATACATCCAGAGAAGATGAGGATGAGGTGGAATACCGTCCTGCTACCGGACCTACCAGAACACCGGAGAACCTGGTTAAGATGCAGAACTGGTTTGAACAGAGGTTTCCGGGCGTTAGTTTTAAAGTAGTACAAGGTCTTGTTGATAATAAGGCTTGGGGTAAATTTTATGAGGCTGCAGTCTACATTTCAGAGTCTGCCGAAATAGGTACAACTTATCATGAAGCATGGCATGTGGTTACACATCTGTTTCTAACTGAACAGGAAGTTCAGGAATTGTATCAGGAATACAGGGACACCAATGATGCTCAAGAGCTAACCGATAAACAGGTTGAGCAGAGATTGGCTGATGATTTTATGCGGTGGAAACTTGGAAGGAAGATTAGTGCTTTTAAAAGTAAGAAACAACGTGGTTTCTTTAGAAGATTAAAGGCATTTATTGCTAAGTTTTTAGGATTTGAAAAACCTAGTATTGAGGATATTTTTAAAAGAATTGATTCAGGCTATTACGCAAGTAGAAAACCCGTTAGAGGTATTAAAGGACCCACTTATAAAGCAATAGAGAGTATTGGATTTGGTCACCAAAAAACCTTCCAACTTAATAAATCAATAGCTTTCCTAGAGTTTGGATTTTTATTTAGTAAGAAAAACCCAGAAAGACTAGCTTCTCTTTTCTCTAAGGATAAGAACCCTGAAGTATTACGGGAAATGAGACAGTTTGTTGAAGACAGACTTGCTGTCAAGAGAGATAAGTTTGAAAGAAGCGGTACAGAGGAAGACTTAACTCATAGGGACGAAATACAGGCTGTCCTAGACAACTTCGATGAAGTTATGAGACAGCATGCTGAGTTCTTAGATTCAGAGTATGGACTTGAAATAATAGAAGATGTTGATGAGTCAACTAGTCAGCGTAGTACAAGTGAGTTATGGTCAGATTCTTCAATTAAACGTTCCGTTAAAGATACTGCTACTAATAATATTAAATTATTAATAGGGGGGCTACCTGATAAAGTACTTGGTGATGATGGGACTATTGTTTTTAAAACTAATGAACTAGGCTTACGTCAGACTGCCGACTTTGGTAAAACATTTAACTACCTGGTTAATAGACTAGCTGGCCTAGACAGTCTGGAAGACATGGAGAAGGTCATCCAGGATACTGTTATATCTGGTGAGATGGTTAATCTTTCTACCTTATTAAATGTCCTGGAACTGGATCAAGCAGAAAACATCAGTTCAACTGTAGCCAATCTTCAAACTGAGTTTTACCAAACATTTTCTAAGAATTACTATGAGTACATTATGGATATTGTTGGGGAGAATGGTAATAATGTAATCTTCGATTCAACACGTAATAGGTCACGTGATGTTACACTCACCAGATGGGCCAGTAATGTTCGTAATGCTGTAATAGCCTACCCAGAATATTACGATGAGAAAACACTGGAATACAAAACAAGAGCTTTTGCAAAGTTTCCTAAAATAACTGAGGATAATGTATTTCAGTTTTTTGAAATTCTAGGTATTGAATTTACCAGTAAAGACTTAGATATTGCCAGATTGATGGAATTAGCAATCCATACTAAAGGACTGTTCTCTAGAAATACTACTGGTAGAGCTCCCAACATTTTTGACAATACGATTGATACTAATATGAGTAATAATCTCCGCGCTTTAACGGAGATTGAAAGTAAGTTACACCCAGATATTTTTGAGAACTCTCACTACAACCTGGAAGGAGATTTGGTTTACAACGCTGGTCTTAACAGTTATTTTACACAAATTATTAATGGACTTAACCAGATAACTTCTTATGATAATATGTTGGAGAAGTTTCCGTTTCTCAATAGTGAGGATGCACAGTATTTAACTAATTCTTTATTGTTAAAGAAAGGAGGAATCTTATTTAATGAAAACGGTAAAAGACGTAAAGGTAAGGTTGAGTTTGGGTTTTATGAGGGTAGCAAACAACAGTCTTATACAGATGCAAAAGAGTTTGGGCAACTATCACCCCCTGATAAACTCAGAGCCCGTCTTAATAGCTTCTTTGATAGTTCTCCACGTTATTTATTATTACGTACTGCCGATAATAAGTTAGAAAGATTTATTAGCCTTCCAGGTGGTCGTTTAATTAAACAGAGTGTAATAGGTGATGGAACTTATGTTAATACTTTCGTAGACTACTTAAGGGATGAATTAAATAGGGGAATACAGGTTAAATTTGATCCAACTAGTATTATCTACCGTGATGATAAGAAGTTTGATGGAGTAATGGTCTCTCTTATTACCAATAGTTCCGATACTATTCTTAAGAATAATTTAGGGAATTTAATAAGCGAGTTAAAAAAGACTGAGTCAGTAGATGATGCCAACAAATTAGTAGAGGACTTCTTAACCAGGCCAGACAATGCTAGTAAGTTTATTGGTGTTTTTGAAAGCTCTTTCTCACACCAAGTAGATACCTTACAGGAAGATCTTATTAAGACTGGACTTATTAAAGTTTCTCCTTCTGGGATAGTAGTTAATAATGGACTTACTATTGAGGGAATAGATAGTCTTGCTGATTTAAGGTCACATTTAATGTCATTTGTAATTAATGATTGGGCGTGGAAGATAGAACAGACTAAGGTTTTCTTTGGTGATCCAATCCAATTTAAGTCTCTAGAGGATGAGTACAAGCGTCATGCTTCTGCTGTCTCTACTAAGAAGATGGTGAATGATGACTTACACATACATGACTGGATGGACAAAAATATGCAGCGTGAGGACAAGAGAAAACATGCTGATACTAACTACCAAGGTAAGAGTACTATTAAAACAGCTACTATTGAGGATATTAAGGTAGATTCGTCCCTTCTTAAAACACTAAAGAAGATACTTAAAAAGCAGGATGCAGCTGCTTATGAAAGTTATGAAGAGTCTGATGGACAGGGATTTATTTCATTGGATGAGTACAGGTGGATGATGTTTAAGAGTGGTTTGTGGTCATTTGGTAGAAACTCAATGGAAGAATTGTACCAGTGGGAAATTCAGAAAGCCAAAGGTATCAAGATACCTGTCTACACTGATCCTGATACTGATACCTCATGGGAGATCAAACGACCAACACTTAAGTTTACACCAGCTAAGTTAATGTATTACGGACCGTTAGCTGAAGACGGTTACACACAGACGTTATTTAAATTCTCTGTTTATCCTTTAACTCCAAGTTTAACTAGTGGAACTAATCTACAGCCTCTTAGTGATAAGATGAAGAGCCAGGGTATTGGTATTGTCTCATTTGCATCAGGTAATAAATTTGGTCACAAAGTTAATAGTGATGGAAGCATTCAATCGGCTTATGAGTTGCCTGAGAAGATGTTAACCCAGGATACCTATTCCAGGTTCTGGGGAGTGCAGTTAGACATTGGATTTGAAACTAAGTCTAGAGTTGTTACTGGGACTCAGATGATGAAACAGGTTTTCAGTGGGTTGTTTGCCAGAGGTAAAGCTAAAACAGACAAATTAGGTAAATTAAGTAAGGAATTAATAGATGTTAATAACCAACGAATTAAGTTGGGTAAACAAGTATTAATTCAAAAATTAGGACTGGTAGAAGTGGAAGACGGATACTTAATAAAGGATTTGGCTGTATTTAAAGAGACCCTTAGGAAAGAGGCTATTAGTAGGGGAATGGCTGATAATATTATTGAGGGACTTGATTTACTCGACGAAAATAATGGTATTGATGTATTAGTTAATAGGGAGAAAGTTGAGAATACTATTTTCTCCATGGCTAAAAACCTGGTTGTTGCACAAAAATCATTTGGCAATTCTGCGGTACAGGTCTCTAGCGCAATGTTAGAAGAAGCTGGTGTGGAAAGAACTAAGGTTAATGGTAAGTATGTTTACACTTCAGCTGGACTTAAGTTTTATGAGCCTAAAGAAGGTGAACAGACTAGTGCAATGGAAGTGTATTTACCTTCTTATTTAAAAGGTATTCCATTAGGAAAGATTGAAGATAGTAGGTTATTAGAGTTAATAGGATTTAGGATTCCAACACAAGGGCCTAACTCTATTGAAGCAATCGTTGTAAAAGAATTTCCAGGGACTAAGGATGGTTTCTTACCAGAGAGTATGGGTGAGATGGTAATAGTTCCTTCAGAAATTATATCTAAAGCAGGATCTGACTTTGACATTGATAAATTAAACTTGTATTTTCCTAGTTACTTTAAAACTCTTTCTGGAGTAACTTACATTGATATTGATAAAGTTGATGAACAGTTTGAAGAGTACAGTAAAGAAATTTCTCGTGATATTGGTAGTCTAATCGAGACAATTCTTAGGTTACCTGTTGGATCTAAGATGCGTAGTAAGTATCAGAATGTAATTAGTGATGCTCATAAGTATGGTCAGACTTATTCTGAAATGCTAGATAGTTTAGTTGCTTTAATTAAAGCAGAACAAGTATGGTTTTCTACTACTGGTAATGAAACTTACAAAAGGGATTTACAATTAATTTTAGATGATATTGAATTTCGTAGAGAGACAGCTGAAGAACAGTTAAATTTAATGTCTAAAGAAGAATTTACTCTCAAAGCATTAGATAATAGGATGCACCAAATCCACAAGAAGATTCTATTAGATAAAGATAATTTTGAAAATTTAGTTACTCCAATTTCTACCTATCATCTTAAGGAAGCTGCAGCTCTTGTAACCTGGATTAAAAACGGTAAACCCACCAAACTTAAAGATGGTACTAAGCTAGAAGGAACTGACACAGAAGTGTCAACCAGATGGTATGAGGAATTTCTTGAAACTCAACCACTTCATATGCTACTGGATCAGAGGTTTAACACTGAGATCTCAGAGAGATTCCAAGGTGGTAATCAATCCGTTGGTATTACAGCACTGCATTCTACTTTCTTTATTGCTGCACAACAGCACGGTGCAAAAATGTTAGAAGCTCATGATGCTTTTCTAAATCTTCCACATAATGTGACAGAAGACGGAAGAATCTCAATATCGGACGAAATGACTACCGATGGTTTGGTTAAAATTTCACGCCTAATTTCCGAATGGGTTAATGCCGGTGTAGATGCCCCTAAAGAGCCTCATATGTTTAATATGGGTATTACTATTGCTAACCTTAATACAGCTTTGTTTTTACACATGGCAGGTGTGGATGCCATTACTGTAGGGCTATTCATGAGTCAGCCTATTATCCAGAAATACCTGGAGATGCAGGCTGAGAATGAGTCGATGGTTAAGGAGGAGAATAATAAAGCAGTAAGGGATAAAAAAGCTTTTGTTTCAATCGTTAAGCAGGCATTTGTTAATAAGAAGGGTATTACTAGTACTAAGGATGTTAAATTTACTAAAGAATCTCTGGCTAAATTGTTAGAGATAGGTACTAAGCCAAGATCTAGACAGGGAGATAAATATTTTGCCCAGCAGTTCCAAATTCTAAATGATTTTGTTAACTACCAAGAATTAGCACGGTTTGTAGGTCGTGCAGTACATGCACTTAGTTTTGATACTGATGGTGCTGGGAAGAATGTCAGTGACATGTTATTTAAGCTGGCAATGGTTGATCGTACAATGCTTGAAGGGTTTATTGAAAACTTCGACCAGATGCTAGGTATTGTCTCTAACCCAGACACTGGACGGTATGAACCTAAGGATACAGGGTCTTACTTGTACCCCTACTACCAAGCAGTATTTGATTTTCAGAAAATTTTTAAACCGTTGTCCAGAATACTAGGTAGTGATGCTATTGTTACTTTACTTAACAGGGAGATAGACAGACTTACAGGCATTGGATTCAGTAAGAAAGACATTGTTAAACATCTTGATATTTGGAAACAAGACCTATTTACCTTCTTGTTACAGACTAGTAAGTTTGAGGTAAATGGAGTAGAGTTTGATTTACAGAAAGAGCATGAGGAAATGTTTCACGGGAAGAATAATATGGCTTCCAGGCTGGAACAGATGAAAAAGAAATACAAAAATAATAGTTTACTTCAAGCTCTCGAACCCGTTAGACCTAACTACCAAAAGTTCCCTGGAACTAATGTTAAAGCTGGTAATTACATTACTTACAGTTCTACTAAACTTAATAAGATTGAGATAAATCAACTTGTTGCAGACTGGGAGCAACTACTGGCAGAACCATTTGGAATTGATTTATTTAAGTTTACTATTATGCAGACTGGTATGCTTAATAGTCCGATGAGTTTCTGGCACTTAATGCCTGCTGAAGTCTACAATACTATTTTCAGTAAACTATTCAATCAGTTTGATGCTAAGTCTTTAGAAGAGAAATCTTCAATTTATGAATCTTATGGAAACCAGGTACCTCTTCAGAATACTAAGATTAAGACAATGGTTCATCCTGTCAAGAAGAGAAGTAAGAAGATTAACAAGCTTTTCAAGTTCTTCTCAACTAAACGTCTTATTGATCCTAAAATTAAAGGTAAGAAGATAATAGAACAACTTTCGTTTGGCAGAAATCTATTTGCAGCAATACCAGATGTTTTTGTAGGAACAAGAGAGAATAAAGTAGATGAAAATTCTCTAGGTGTTACTGATTTTGGTAATAATATTTCGGAGAATAAATACACATCTGATAGATTAATTTTAACCAATGATGTTTATGAGGAAGGTCCTGAAGACGATACTTATGTTGACCAGATGTTGGAGTCATCTAAACCCTCAATGGTTACTCAGGGCGGAGTAATAAAGGAGTACAGAGGTATTAAGGTTATTAAAGCCTCTGGGATGATTAATACTAATGATCAGAAGGTTGCTGCAAGATTAAGTGAGGGTACTATTAAGCTGGATGAAAAACTGCTACGAGAAAAGTTTAACCAGAAGGCTTGGACTACTCCTCAAGTAGAAGGTGTTACTCCAATTCCTGATGATACGTTTAAGACTTATGAGAGTTGGAGACAGTTTGTACTTGAACATGAGTACCAACACACTTTACTTAAGAAAGAAGAGGCTGAGACACTTGCAGAGTATGAAAATAGGATTAATATTTCCGTGCTAGATGCTTTAGATATTCAGACAGCTAGAGAACCTGAGTCTTTTCTTCAGGCTGAATCACCTGTTAATCAATTAAAAAAGGAATTGGGAATTAGGAATCCCGGCTATAAGTATTCTGATCTTCAAAAGAATATGTTGTTGAAGCGTATAGGTACTTACAATAAAGAGCATGGAACCTCTCACAGAGCTATCCCTGCTAAGGTTGGACAAGCAGATCTTTACACAATAGAATTTATCCCAGATACTCAGTTACCTTTATTTCAGAAGAAAACTGAGGAAAAACGTTCGCCTCTTAGAACTTTAGATGCTAAAATAACAGCTTTCCTAAACCGTATTGGTATTGACGTAAACTCAGTTGATGAGATTAAGGTAGTTAATAAGAATGGTGAGGAAATGAGTGCTATTGCTAAAGCAGATATGCTCCACAAAGTAGTTTCCATAGTTGAGGGTAAAGCTAAGATTGATACATTACCTGAAGAAGCTTCTCATTTCTTATTAGAACTATTAGGAGATCATCCACTGGTACAAAAGATGATTAATGATATTACTCAGTATGAGGTCTACAATGAGACAGTGGCTGAGTACGGAGAACTGGCGGAGTACAAGGATAATGAAGATAAGTTACGTAGAGAAGCTGTTGGTAAGCTTATTGCCAAACATATTGTAGCTCAAGAGACTGGTACTGAGACACCACAGAAAATTGAGAAAATACAAAGCTGGTGGGACAGATTGTGGAACTTTATTAAGAGTAAGTTTAGGAGAGTAAGTACTAAAGAGCTTGAGGAAGTTATTAATCCTTTCAAAGAAGCTGCTAGGATGGTCTTAGAGGAGGATATTTCCCAATTAAGACCAATAGAATCACTTAATAGGCCCTTAGTGTTTTATGAGGTAGCTCCGGAGGTTAAAGCAGAACGTGATAGAATCATAGAGGAACTGTCTAAAGATAATATAGTGCTAGATGATAAAACAGCTAGATATATTAATAAGTCTACTAATAAAAAGATTAGACAAAGAGCCAGCGATGTAGTTAAAAGTTTTTACAGACGACTATTCAGAAACTCTGATAGGACTGATGAAGAGTCCGAGCAGGCAGCCCGTGTAGGAATTATTATCCATAAATACATGGAATTAACCTTTAATTTGGTATGGGATAATAGTGAGATAAAGTTTGCAAATATTAGAAGCCAGGTTTGGAATGAGATTAAAGACCTAACAAGTTTTAAAGATATTACTAAAGAAGAGTTCGATAGGATACTGTTACCAAAACATTTCAACGCTGGGGTAATACCTACGATAAAAGGTGTTGTTGCTCAAATTAAAGAGGTAGAGGATAATATTAAAAAAACTACTGGCGAGCCTTCAAGACCGACTATTTTTAAAGAGCTAATTATTCATGATCCTTCTGAGGATATGGCTGGAACTATTGATCTATTGATAGTTCATAGTAATGGAGCAGTAAGTATTTTTGACTGGAAGTCTTTGTCTGGACATGTAGTTGGAAAGAGAACCATTTCTGATATTAAGTGGTACAAAAGACAAGCTTATGATCTCCAGCTAACTACCTACAAGAACATGCTTGAAAATGGTTACGGAATAACTAGATTTGGCTTGTCTAGAATTGTTCCATTGACTGCTAATATTAATAAAACTACTGGTAATATTGCCTTTATGGAATCTGGGTATGGTGATAAGGAGAATCCTCATCTAGCTACTATTCCTAGTGCTGTTGAGTTAACTGAATTTAAAGCTATTAATGACACCTTAGAGCGTTTGACTAAGCAGAGAGCTAATATGTTAGACAGACTTCTTTTCAAAGATAAGAGAAACAAGAGACTTGAGGCTAGAATTAAAGCAATAGATGAAGTAATTAAGAGACTGCAAACTAAACAAGATGTCAATTACGTATTGAAGGAACTTAAGAAGATTAACCAGTTCCTTAAAGAACGTGAAGCATTTCCAGACGAATTTGATGCTGATGGTAAGCCAAATCCTAATTATTTAGACGGAGAAGATCTGCGTGAACTCCGTGACTACGTGAATATCTTTGAGGACTTCGCATTAGATGCTGTAGATCATGTTGAAGAACTTGGTAGACAGACAGGAAAGAAGGATAAAAAGCTAATAAGGAAACTGAAAAATGCTTCATTTCTTATTAAGAGTTTAAACAGGCGAATAAATCATAAATCTGAGGATAATCTTAGGACACTTAAAATAGGTGGTAAGGTTGTTGGTACACTTAAACAAGATTTTAAAGAACCAACTGAACGTGCTGGAATAATGGACCGTCTATTTGGAAGACTTAGTAGGTCTAAGCATCCGATACTAAGAGCATTAAGTCAAATTGTCCATACCAACTACAAATATATTAATGATAAACTTCTTAAGCTAGGGGAAGAAGCTGAGAAACAGAAGGTAGCTCTGACTAAGTGGGCCAGAAGTAACGGATTATCTCTAATGCAGGCTTACAAAAAGATTTATAATCCTGAAACAGGGCACCTTATTCGCAGGGTTAGTAAACAGTACTATGATGATCTAGAAGAGGCCAGAAAAGAAGGCAATACATCCTGGTTTATTAAACACACTAACATACAAGCAGGCAAGGTTGTAGATGAAAGACCATCCTACAAATACAGTGAGGAAGTACAGAAGAAGTTTGAAGAACGTCGTGAAAGCATGAGACAGTCCTTGGAAAAAGCTTATGGTTCAATAATTGGTGGACAAGACAGTGTAAACTCTATTATGGCTACTTGGGAAAAGCAGAATAATGTTGGTAAATACAGGGATGCAGTAACAGACCCCAATAATGAGTTTATTGATATTAATAAGGAAGATAATACCTACGTAACAAATGAGTGGAAATACATGGAAGCTAATAAACCACTTAAAGACTTCTACGATTTTTACACTGATTTAATGCGGGAACTTAATCTGATAGTAGATGTACCTATTAGTGAAAATTTTGTAGCTAATATTTACCAATCCACAATGGAAAGTGTCTCACAGAATGGAATATTCGCTGTGGGCAGGTTGGCTTCTAATTTTTTACAGTCAATCCAAGTACAACAACATGATCCAATTCGTGGTACTATCAGTATGGTTAATTCAGAGGGGAAACCCATTAAGGGAGTCCCAATACCTTACTACCATGAATTAAGAGAAGCAGCTTCCAGGAAAGAAAGAAAAGCTATTACGAATAAATTAATAGAAGAAAAATACATTGAGGGTTCTGAAGACTTTACTAGTGAGTTTGAATACAGGTTAGAACAGTTTGAATATGGTAAGGCTAAAAAACTTAAGAATGTTGATTTGATTCAGTCAGCATTTACATTTGCCCAGTCAGTTTACACACATCAGGCTTTTAAGGATACAGAGACTAACGTTAAGTCTCTTAAACATATGATGAGTGATCCTAATCAGCAAACTATTATTCAGAATAGTGATGGTAGTCCTGTTATTGATAATTTAACTAATAAGATTGCTAATGTGATGGGTATTCCTCAAGGTGAAGTTGAACTCTTGGATAAATTTACTGATTTGTATTGGTATGGAATTAAAGGAGGTGCAACTGATAGAACTTTTACAGTTGGTAGAAGACAGTATTCCAGCAAGAAAATCTTACATAAGGTTAATAACTTTATTTCGCTCAAAGCGATGGGATTTAGTCCACTGTTAGCTGCTGGTAACTATTTAGGCAGTAAGTCTCAACTGTTAATGGCTGCTACAGAGGGTAGATACTTTACACTAAAACAGTTAAGGAGAACTCAATACAGGTTTGTCAATAAAGATCCTAAGTGGATTGCTCTTATGGGTTATTTTGAGCCAAATAAGAGTGAGTTAGTTTTAAAGAGAAACAAGAGTCTTTCTGCTAATCAGCTTACCAAGTGGGCTACAATGGATCAAGCTTTTTCAATGATGCGTTGGGGAGACATGCAGGTGAGTTACGATGTATTACTCTCAATGTTACAGAACTACGGTATTGACCCTAGTGATGGTCAACTTAAGAAGATTTCTAAAATTAAAAATGGTAAATCACTACTAGACTCAGCTGAACTTACAGAAGATGGTATTAAGATTGAAGGACTAACTGATGAAATCTACACAGAAGTGAGAAAGCGTGTAAGATCAGCTTTAGTAACTATTAATGGAATGATGTCTACAGAAGATAAGAATGCTGTTGGAACAAACATGTACCTGTCTTCTGCAATGATGTTTAAAAACTGGCTACCAGGTTTGATTAGTGCCAGATTTAAGAATTTCAGTACTAATGAGTTTGGTGACTATGACGTTGGTAGGATGAAGGTAGCTTTTGGTGAGTTTACAGGTAAGGGATTAATGCCCAGACTTAAGGCTTTTGGGAACCTAGCTAAGGAAGTTATTAATATGGGTTATTTTGATACTCATGTTAGCCAGGAACGTTCGGAGCATTTTTACAATGAGTACATTAGGAAGAATAGACTAACTAAAGAGCAACTATCACTGGAAGATTTTATTGAACTGAGAGTAGCTAAACTTAAAGGAATGGCTGCAGAGTTGAGAGTCTATTTAAGCTTTGCACTACTAGTATTTGGAATGCGTGCTGCACTTCCAGATGATGAAGAAGATCCAATGTACAAAATAGCTGTAATTGGTTACAGAATGTTAAACCGTGGTTATCTAGAAGTCTCCTTCTTCTTAAGTCCCGCATCTGTACAACAGGTTGGACAAAATATCCTACCTCATATCAGGATGATAACAGATCTTTACAACTTACTTAATAATACTATTGAAGAAGCTGGTTACTTAATTACTGGCGAGGAACCTACTAAAGCTGAAGATAGGACCAGACAGCTTTATTACACATCTAAAATATTTCCTGGTGTAAACAAGGTAGTAGATATGCTGGATGTTTGGGATACCTACAACCCAAGTGGAAGATTCAAACGCTAATCTATTACAGAGGTCTAAAAAAAAATAAAGGGGGATTTTACTCCCCCTTTACCATGAAATCACCAAACTGGTTTCCCAGCTTAAGCAAATTCTTTACTAATGAAAGAAGTTGCTCTTTTGTTACTTATATTCCAAAATATTTTTTAAAGCTTGTTCAACATCAATTGGTGTTCTGTCAATTGCTGAGGGAATTCTGTAACCTTTAATTCCGACTCTTTTGCACAGCATAGTCTCTTCCCAATTGTCATCAATGTGAATGTCAAAGTTGTTCTCTTTGAGAAAGTCAGCCTTGTACTCCATGTTGGTAAAAGAATAAGGAATTCTTAACTCTTCCGAGACTAAGTACAAATCGTCATGCAATTCAGTTTGAGCTTTCTCATCAAGATTTTGATAGAACTCATACCTCCATTTATTTTCTTCGTTCCATCGTGTAGTAACAATCTCTACAATATGTCCAAGTAATATTAGTCGTTCTGCTAATTCTTGTACATCACTGTGCTCAAGGGTACCATCAAAATCGAAGCTTGCTTTCATAGTTTTTAAAATAAATCTAGTGAACGTTTAGTTAACTGTTCCATCAATTCATCAATTGACCGTATTTTGTAATCTTGTGCATCAATTCCAACATCCAATGATAATCCAGCATTTTGGAATCTTCCATGTACATGTCCATAGAAATGTACGGAACCATGAATCTTCATATCCCAGCTAGCAATAGGATAATGACAGAGAATTATTGGTAATTTGGTTTCTTCACCATTATCATCTGTTATGATGTGATTAATCCTCTTAATTTGAGTGATAGATTCAAACCTTGTTGATTTTCTAATATTTCTGTCATGGTTACCTAAAATCAAATGTTTAGTACCACGTAGTTTGTCTAAAATCTTTTCAGTTAATGCACGATTGCCTAAAGAAAAGTCACCAAGAATGTAAACTGTGTCCTTTTTTTGAATGGTAGAATTCCACATTTCAGTTAACCATTCATTATGATCTCTTGGTGTAGTTGGTCGTGAACAAATTGATACTATTTTAGGATGTAAAAAATGTAAGTCTGCAGTTATATAAATCATTATTCTCCTGTCACATCGTCTGGATTTTCCAAAGCATGGTTTATTAACATCAGTCTTGTGTAATACTGGTAAAGTTCTTCCAGTATTTCTGGTACTCTTCTGGAAACATGATCTATTAATGACCATGTGTCTTCCCCATCTTCATATGTAGTTCCAGTATAGGCACCTATTGCTATTAACTCGGTTTCGTATAATTTAATTAAATTTTCTGTTTCTTCTTTTTCTATTAATAGACCTCCCTTAGTAACTTTATTAAGATAAAGTCCGTTTATTGTTAATCCCCATCCCATATCTACTTGGTTTAAATTTAAATTAATAATTGCTAATTTTGACCTCCATAGATCGTCTCTGATGAACGATCTACCTTTGGGTAATACTAGGAGTCCACTTGACCATTACGTTTGTTAGAAGGCCTTATTTTAAGTTTTTCCAGGTATTCCTAGTTTTTGCCTTATTTCTGTAATATTTTTCTTCATTTCAGGGTTAAGATGATGGTTTATGGCAAAATTAGCTGATGAAATTCTTATATTATCTCGTTCAAACCATCCGATCTTAGAAATATCTTCTAAACTAATTTTAAGTTCTCTGTAACAAATGTACCAGAAGATAGATCTTGGATAGCTGTACTTTCTTTTTCTGGTTTTTGTAATAAATTCTTCTTCTGTTAAATTAAAGTAATCACAAACTACTTGTTTTACTTTAATAATATTAGTTTCTAGTAAACGGTTTTCTTTAATTAGTTTGATGGACTCTTTCTCAATTTTATTATTAAGTTCTTCTGGAAAATAATTTATTTCACCTTTAAAAAGTCCTTCTAGCATATCATTTGGTTTAAAAATAGAAGGACTAACAAACTAAGTTAGTCCCTCTACTTAAGTTAGTCTACTAATCATTATTAATCATTACTAATTTTCTTTACTAAGTAGTAACCATATCCGTACTTTTTGTTAGACAAGCAAAAAACATCAAAATATTCCTCTGTGTTGTAAAAACCTTCTTGATCTTCATCTACTACCCATTCATAATAAACGTTCATCGGATCTGTCTTATTGGATATAGCTAACCACTTTTTAACGTTGTCTAGTTTTTCAAATGTTCCAACTAAGTCATGATGAACCCAACTATCTCCATCTACATTGTAGCATATTAGTAAAAAGTTTACCATTTAATCATAGCCTCCTCTCCATTCATCTGTTTAAGTAATTCATTAGTCTTACTAAAATGCTTATTACCAAACCACGTGTCCTTACCGTAGGCTGGAGTTACTGGATGACCGCACTTTAATATATGATGCTTATCTAAGGTTAATAAGTGCTCAAATGATTGAGCATGCTTACCCCAGAGTAGAAACACCAATCCAGAATGACCTTCATCCAGAGCTTTAATTACAGACTCAGTAAACTGTCTCCAGTTCGTACTATGACTACCAGGTTCCTTCTTTCTAACTGTTAAAGATGTATTAAGTAGAAGAACTCCCTGGTTTGCCCAGTTGAGTAGCTCAAAATTAATTGTAGTATTAAAATCAAATCCACCATAGACATCATTTTCAACTTCAAGTAGTATGTTCTTTAGTGACGGTTGTGGCACAATCTTATCATTAGGATTAGCAAAGGCTAACCCTATTGCATCTTCTGGTGTGTTGTAAGGGTCTTGCCCCAGCATCACAACCTTAACGTCATTGAAAGGTGTTTCTCTGAATGCCCTAAACACTAACTCCTTAGACGGATAAACAGTGGACCGCATTCTCTCACCTGAAATAAATCTCCCCAGATATTCAAAGCCTTTTGACTCAAGTAAAGGTTTGAGTCTACGATACCACTGTTCTCCAAAGTTCTTAATTCCTATTTCTTCTGTCATCTTATTTGTAAGTGTCTAATAATGCTTGTAAGTGGAGATCAAAATCAAGGTATTTAGTATTTAATGAAAACTGTTTATTACATTTTTCACAACATACTTTAACTTTATTAATTGATTTCTTTTTCTTAAAATCAAATTCTATGCTAAATATGTCCCCACAATTTACACAAGTACATTCTATTGTAAAAGTACATTTTAAGTTTGTAAAACAACTTATTGCTTTTCCTTTTATCCAAGGGCTATTATGTGTCATACTTCAAATATTAGTTGGTTATCTTGGTAAAGCTCTACTTCAAGTTTAGGTTTGTCATACAGCTCCAGAGCTTCTGGTAATTTCTCACCTAATTCTAGTTCCATCTGTTTTCTCTTCTTACTGGTCTTGTAAAGTATTTGACCCAGCTCCCCACCTTTGGGGTACTTATGAAACTTCAAAATATTAGTTTTGTACTTATCCGACATTTGTGAGTACTGTCCAAGAGTAAACTTCTTTAAGTCTTCTTTGTAAGATTCTTTTACTTCAAACCAAAATAATACATGCTCATAGTCTTTATCACTCATCTTAATGAACAGGTCATGTTTGGTCAGAAAGTACTCAAACTTCTTGTAATCTTCAGTATTAAAAAACCTGTATTTAAGTATTATGTACTGATAATCAGAACTTACGAAGGTATTAACATAGTACTGATCCCACCTGAAGAACTTTCTGTCATTACCTAACATTGGTGTAACAAAATAAGATGCCTTCATACGGGGCTCAGTATGAGCGTAGAATACATTATTTACTACCTGAGTAATATCCTTAATCTCATAGAAATGAACTCTTCCTCCTATTGTAAAGACAATTTTATTCCCTTCATCAGGACTGTTAATATCCAAGTAGACTTGGTCTCCCACAAGTATTTCCTTAATACGCTTTTGTGATGCTCTGATTATTCCTAAAGGTTTTGCATCAACTGTTAGTTTAATAGTTCGGGCATCTAATACCTCAACTAAAACCTTATTAGGAGAATTTAGATGTACTATCTCTTTGTAAATCATTAGCTTTTCTTATTTGTGTAATAAGATTTTCAGTACAAGCCTGACATGAAGTTCCTGTTTGTAAATGACCTCTGTAGCCTGGTCTGTCTAGATTCAGATAAGCTTGTCCTCTATCAACTTTAGTGCCACAAAGTCTACATGTTCTTGGTCTTCCAAAGCTACTAGCTGTTCTAACATAGAGTTCGGACCTTTCCAACCAAACACCCTCTTTAGTAAAATTCTTATAAGATGTCGATTTGTTTCTTCCCATGGTTTGCATAGACATTGGCTTGGTATTCATACTTCTGGTTTTGTGTGTGCCATTTGTAATCTTCAATTAATTGATAGACACCTTTTATTTTCCTTCCGTACCTAGTAATACCACCCTGTATTCCAAGACTTAGATGCATCTGATTTGCACACCAAATCATAGGTTCTTCCCACGTGTTAGCTACTACAAAGTCAAATGTACTAGACATCTTGTAGCCTTTGTAGAACAGTCCTGCACCGTATTGATACAGAGATGCCTGCAGATAATACCTGTAGTCAGTAAAACTTCTCTCAAATGAGAGTAAGGATTTACTGGTAGTCTTTAGGTCAGCTAATTGAATTACCTTCTTCTTGTGGTTGATAACTACAATGTCGATTAAAGACTTAAATTCTACACCTTCTAATGTAAAGTAGATAGGAACTTGAAATAAAATTTCAATGTCCTTACTACTAGGACTAAAGTAAGGTGCAGTAAATTCGTTGTCCAAAAGCTTTGATTGCATTGCAATTGCTTCAGTAAAATTATCACTTGTAATTATGGTTCGATCACCTGCGATAGCTACCTCATTTAAGTACGGTAGACATACCTTGTTGAACTTATCTAAGGCTACTTGGTCTGAGAGCCTACTATTGTAGTTAACGCTCTCACGGGCCTTTAAAATAAGTTTTTCGGCGTCTTGTAACCTGTAATCTGGTTCTAACTCAATGTTTAAATAAGCATCGAGCCATTCACCCATTTTATCTCCTGGTTTAGGTACACTGATTTGGAAGAACAGTTCATCATAGTCCTCTGGTGTGAACATCAGACAGTCTACTAACGAACCAAACCTAAAATATTCTTCATCTTCCCCATCAGTTTCAACCAAACTTCTTGGATGTACGTCTAGAGCGGATAACAGAGACTGACTGGCAGCCTCTGTTTCCTTGTATTTAATTAAATCTTCTCTCATCTGTTTCCTTCTCTTTTATTGTAGCTATTAGTTTCTCGTTTCCTCCCAAAGAATGCGTAGTTCTGTAAACACTAATTTCATTAACTCCATCCTTATTAATACGACATACCACCATACATCCAACGTTATGTCCTCCTAGATGTGAAACTATTCCAGAGTTTTTAGAACCACATCTTGTAACTCTTCCTCTGTTTCCTTGTAAACTACCGTAAAAGTGAGACATGTTTAAATAGCTTCAATCTCAGCAATTTCTTCATCCTGAGCTTCAATCACTTTCTCTCTTTCTCTGGCAAAATACTCAACTACTTCCTTACGCATTCTGTCCCACTCCTCGTCTGTCTGTGCAGCGTAGGTAGAAGAGTGATAGATTGAACCATTAGTTCCGGTCCAAGCTCCGTGTACAAAATATTGTAATACTCTTAATGCATTATCACCATTAGCTACAGCACCAATATGCATCGGATCGAGTAGTACATCCAATGTCTCACTCCCACAACTTTGCCAGCCTTTAACGTAAGTTAGAGAACCTGTATGTAGACCTTTTACACAGCTTACTGAGTCATCTGTGTTAACATAGCTCCAGTCTGGTAGTCTGTGCACACAACCAATTTTAACCTTATGTTCTCTGTTTGGATAACCGTTTGCTCCCTCGATGTAAATAGCATCACCACGGTCTCTCATCATACACGGTTCAAAGACTCTTCCTTCGTTAAGTTTGGGTTGTTCAGTTACAGATAAACCTGTTTCGTTGTCAGTCTCCTTATTATGGATTTCTCGACTAGAGACAAACTTACCTTCTTCATCGTAGCTAGTGTACTCGGATAGTTCATTAACTACCTTATAAGTACAGAGTAGCCCTTCCTGGGTTACCGATACATCACTAACTGAAGATAGTTTGATAGCAACTTCTTCTGCTAGTCCCTGATCATCCATTAACTCTCTGGTCTTCTCTACATTAACGAAGAATGTACTTATGTAGTTAGCAAATAGGTCCGAGAAAGCTAGCCTTTGCTGTTTAGTACCCCTCCTTAGTTTGGGATTACGTAACCATCTTATCCACAATTTAACAAGTGGCTCAAAATCAATTCCTTTTTCTGCTGATTCTAGTATTCTGTCAACAAGTACTTGAGGAATTGGAATGGATGAAATAACATCTTCACTTTTTAAGAAAAATTCTTCTGTCAAATCATCTTGGTAGATGTAAGGACAGATAGTCTCTACCATCTCCTTAGCTGTCTCTTTGGTGTAACCAGCAAACTCAGAATAATAGTTTTGTAGTGCAGTTAAATCCTCAGCTTTGTCAGCATCCTTTTTAATCTCCATCATTTTGTCATACCGCTCCTTTGTGTAGCGTACAACGAACTGTTCCCTTCCATAGGAACCCGAAATTAGTTTTCCACTAACATTAATATTTATCATAATCAATTGATTTTTACAAAGATAATAAACTTTTTGAAAATTTCCAAATTTTTAGTCACTTTTTTTCTTAATTAATAATTCTTCTGGAATGTCAAAAGGCTCTAGATTGTACTCTCTTAGGATAATTCTTATCATATTGATGATTCTAGAATCAACACTGTCGTCGTATCTTACACTGGTTAGAACATTTATCTCATTGAACAGAGGAAATATGTTTTCTGCATATTCCTCTAAGAGACCTAGTCTCTTTAGTTCAACCATCTGTAAGATATTTGAACCTTTTACACCTTCTACTGTAAATAATTCTTTACTCTTAGTTGCAATTGCGGCATCATCATCACCATTCTTTTCCACGAACTGTTGGAACTCTGCATACTTAAGTAGATTCTCCAACATCTCCTTCTCTGTTTCTTCACGTCCAGTACTTAGTTTATACTTAGTTTCAAAGCTCCTGCCTGCAAATTCTACCAGGTGTTTGTAAATACTAGCTAATCTTTCATCAACTATTCCATAATTAGTGAAGAAACTAAATTTAGCTTCTTCCAGTTTCTTAGATATGTGCCTGGCTGTTATGTAGTCTGATACCTCTTGTGTCACAATTACTTCCTGTTTGTTATTTATTTCATAAAAGAATTTACTAATATGTTCTCCTACTGTTTTGAAGTGCTTCTCATTAGATTTAGCTATTTTTACGATTGCTAGTTTAGAGTTGTACCAAGACTTCTGATCATTTCTACCTAGTATTTTACAAGCACACTCCAGCTTAGGACGATCTTCATCAAAACCATAGTAAACTCTTTCAAATATTGAAGACAAGTCTGAGATTTTCTCTTCCTGTTTTTCCATTACTAAGTCAGGACTATGTTTCCAGCCTTGGTCTGGTCTTGGAGTAAAGAACACTACTTGACCGTTAGCTTTACGTAAAGCCTCTAGTGACATAGTTTCTTCTTTTATTAGCTCCTCAATCTTAGCTTCCGTCTCTTCTGCTTCTACTTTAAAGTCATCTGGTACCTCTACATCGTCATAAATCTTAATGTCTTCTGATGCTTTCAATAAATCTAGTACCTTAGTTCTTTGTTCTACTAGTTTATTTAGTTTCTCTTCAATTTCCTTTCTAGCCTTAGCAGTAGATCCTTTAGCAACAGCCTCTTCTAATAAAGCGTCATAATCAAGTGTTTCTACCATCAGAAATCCCTGATCATGCTGTCCGTAGCTGTCCTGCTTTAGAATCTTAGACATAATGTAACGGTCCTTAACATGAGACGTAGGCTCGGTCTTTAGAAAGACATTCTTACCACCAAAGTGGTGCCATGAGTCAATCTTATCTCTATGTACCTTAGTAACCTTAGTATTACCACCACGTCCCCACTCATTTACCAGACGTACATGTCTAACATCTAATCCCCAAAACAACTTCTTTAGCTCCTTTAGCTTTATTGTCTTGTCTTTCGGGAATTTAGGTGCCATAGTTGACTTGTCAACCATTTGCGAGATCTCGTGAAGCACTGAACCATACTTAAAGTTGGAAGTAACTTGGACTGCTTTATTAATCCATCTTAAGAAGTCTTCTTCCTTCAGCTCCTTCTCAATTATTTGTGCAGCTTCTTCTGATACTCCTCTGGTAATCTTTAACAGATACTCTTTAGTATGATCATTCCAGATAACCTGTTCTCTATTGGGTGTTACTGCTATTCCTTCATTAATAAGAGTTTCTTTACCATTCTCATCCTTAGTAACAGCCCTGGTCTGAACCTTAAGAGCTACCTTACCGTAACGTTGTTCTAACTCTAGTTCTTTATAGTCAATCTCGTTGTAACATATTCCTGCATTTGCTGATTTGTCTTTGACCACCAGCAAGTGGGGTCTGCCAAATCTACGGTTGTTACTAATAACAATATTCTCAGATTCGTACAAAACTTCTGCTCTGAATGACTCTTCGTAACGATTCTCTCCTTCGGTTGTGTAAAACTTAACTCCAGGTAAATAAAGTAGCTGTGATTTAACAGCATCAATGAACTTATGTTTATTTAACTTCTTTACAGGTACAATTATTTCCGTAAAATTCTTACGTCTTGTCTCTTCATAGTGAACTTGCTCTCCGTGTGAGAATGTTACAAATCTGTTCTTCTTGCCCGTCTCTTCATTTAACTTTCCTACTAGAATATCAATCTTATCAGAATAGATATTGAACTTGAATAGTCTGCCTTCATGTGCTGTAATCATAGTGTACATTGGTGCACCTGTAGACAGAGCTGATTTTTGACCTACTTTCTGTTAATCTCATGTTTCCATGAGTGTCGGACTATCTCATCACCCTCTAAATTTGGTAGGGTGTTACACGCTTTTTCAGTTACCGACTAAGGTAACCTACTTCCTGTTATTAAGCAGACTAAACTGCTCAGGTAGTCTCTAGACCTTCCTTAGGTGTACCTAAGGCTTGGCTCTTGGTTGACATAGAAAACTTGTCTTTTTTCCTTTGAAGAAAAAATTCGGAATCTTTGTAAAAGTAATTATTCATCTCTACAATATCTGCTTTTCTTTCGATCCAGTAAATATGTACCGAAAGATTTCTTACTCTTACAGTTTTGTAAATCTTTGATATTGGTAGTTCTTTTATTAAGTCTTCTAAGAATTGTTGAGATGTTGAACACAATGCTATTCTCTTACGCCTGAATACTCTTGACTTGTATTTTCCTTTGTAAATGTATTTGTTAATAACAATGCTTCCATCTCCATCGAAGAAGCCCCTAATAAAATGTCTAACCATTTTAGTTGGTAATTTAGGAAAATCCATTCCTACAATGGACTTCCTTGGTGCACAACCTAGTTCAATTAACCTATCACACAAAATGTCTGAGCTAATAGATAAACTGAGTTGTTTCTTCCAACTATTTTTAACAGAAGACGGTGGATATCTTACAACAGTTTTTTTGTTACCCACATCCTTTCCAAGTTTGTCAAGAATGTAACCATCTTCAATTTGCACAGATATTCTAAGTCTCTTCATTCTGTTTCCTTTTGCTAACTCAATTGTCCCATCAGCAAAAATGAAACCTAAAATGTAAGCTTTGTATTCTGTGTCTATTTTATCAAAATAATTATGATTCCTATTTTTCATACCTAGAGGTTTATGTCTAGGTACAAAGATACAACATTTTCCTTAGTTTTCCAAATAATTCATGTAATATTTTTAATTATTTTTTACAAAATAACTGGGCTAGATCTTCATTAACCCAAATCCGCCTATTAGTTCACGTGAGTTCCTCTTGCTAGAAAATCCTAGCTGTAAAACTCCTTCAAGTCTACCATTACCGATTCCTACTCCCCAATCTCTTACCACAAATTCATCGCAGAAGCCAGAACCGGGAATATCATAGTACTCTAGTTCCACCTCATTCTGCTCTGAATCTAGCCAATCTTTATTGTAGTAAGTAACATCAAACTTGCTGTCCTCAAATTCCTTACCCTTCTTCTCAATAAAATAATCCTCTGGTTTAGCTTTTCCTTCAAGAATCTCCAGAGCTATTTCTTTTTCACGCTGAGCATCAAGTGCATTAGATGTAAGCTCTCTTACCGTACTCTCAATTGGGTTGGAGTAGGCGTAAACTTGTAGTGCATCTAGTACTACGTTGATGCTATTTAAATTTATTTCCTTTTTGATACCTTTAGTACCAGTTGTGTCAAGTGTTATCTGCTGAAGACTCATAATTTATTTGTTTCATAAGTTTGTCATAGTTTATTCTCATTTCTTTGTTTAATTGATCTGGATCAATTTTGACTATTTTTCCTTCAATATTTGATGCAATGAAGTCTGTTCCCCAGTCCATTAGAATATCTGGCCCAGTTATGACGAAGGTTCTGGTTTGGCCCCAAACCCTTGAACCACCTAGTGTGATAATATGTAAAGTATGGTACTTTAGTGTCTTAGGAGAGACTAACCCAAACCAAAATAAACTACCATAAGTACCAATTGCTACTAAATCAAATAGTCTTATTGGTTCTCCATTTATGTACTTAAATCTTGTTTCTTTGTGTTTCATAGTAAATCTGTGTCTAATCCTTTTGTCTTAATCTTCTCATAATCTCTTTTTTGTGGTTCTGATAACTGTTTTGGAGATACTTTACAAAAAACATATTCTATTGATTCTTTAGCAATAAGACTTTTACCATAATCGTGCATTTTCGTAAAATCTAATCTACCATAATAGTACTCTAAAGGAAGCATGTTGTAGAAACCATCTCTTTCGTTCGGTTCTAGACAAACATGAACTGTACTTCCAATTAGAACCAAATCACCTCTCTTTAATTTGTTTTCCACAATATTCAATCATTTTATGTTCAAAGTACTCAAATAAATCGTTATCTGTATCTTTTCTCCAGGTAATGGAGTTAAGATCTTCTAGCATCTTACTTACTGGTATGTGAACTATCTGGCCCTTAGGGTTAGTAATTACCATTAAGATTGCTTCTACTTCAAAGCTAGGTTTTGTTAAAATTTTTCCATTATTATCTGATTCCCCAGTATTGTACCAACCAGTTACTAAGACTTCGCTGTTCTTAAGCGGAAACTTATTTGTCCAATAGGACTTAGGGTTTTTCCAAACTAATTCTAGTGTCATATTTTGTATTTTTGTTTAATAATTTCAATTACTTCTAAGCATTGTTTCTGATTTCTAGGCATGTAAATGTCCCTTACATCGTTTTCATTTGTCAGAAACCATTTAAATAGCTTCATCTTAATTCTAAAGACCTCAGTAATAAATCCCTTAGTTTCAATCACAACAGGATGGTCTTTCAATACAAAATCAGGCGTGTAAGTAATTGACCTGATCTTTCTTCCCCCGTAGGAGAAACCTTTGATTAGAACAAATTTATGTTTCTCATAATCAAACTTTATTTTGGCTTCCTTAAGTTGTTTGTACATAAATAGTTCTAGCTTGGATTTAAATTTAATCTTGTTGTAGATTGTTCCGGCTACCTTCTTTACACCACCTACTCCTCTACGCTTCTTCATTGTTAATAGGATCTTGTCTTATCAAATCACCAACTATTCCATCTAACCACTTTATGTCAAACACACTATTAGAATACTGGTAAGATTCTTCCTGGAGTTGCTTGTACGAACCTAGTTCTGTTAGTATTAAGGATGTCTCATAAATCCAGAGGTAAAAGTTCTTAAAAGCTTTATTTAATTCGGAGTCAGGTTTCCTCATTTCATTAATAACTAACTCTACTAATGGAATGTACGGCTGGTAAGAAACAGTTGGATGGATTTTTCCTTCCAAAACTAACTGCCAAGGATTATTCTTCTTCATTATTTACCTCCTTGTTTGGAACTTCTTTAGGTCCTGGGTAACCACTGATTGCTTTATAATTCTTCCAGTTGTCTTCAAAATTTATGGCAAAAAATTCCCCACCTATTCCAGGACGTGTTGGAAATGATTCTCCGTTAAGAACCATATTCCAGGGGTTTTTATCCCTTTGTATCATACTAGTAGGAATCTTTATTGGGTATCCTTGTATCGGAGATTTCATGTTATTAGATTTTTAATCAACTGTTTAGCTTTACCCAAGTCTCTGTACTTATCAATATAATCACTGATATCCTTAACATTTTCTTCTACTGATAAGTAGCAATATGGAATATTGTACTGCTCTGAGAACCTTTGGGCATTATTAATACCAGGCTCATCGTTATCAAACAGAATTATCATCTGCTTGTAACGTGTCTTAAATTTCTCCCAAACTGGTTCTGGTAGCCATGTTATCTCATTATTAGGTGCCACTGCAGGATAACCTAGGAGATTCAAGCATATCACATCTTTTAGAGACTTGGTAATTATTAATAGGTCAGCAAACTTAGGAATATTTGCTATTCCTTGTACTACAGTATTGTCAATATTGCTGTACCATTTCCAATTACTTAGGGGCTGGTACACCTTACGGAGTAGTCTTCCTTCATGAAAATAATAATCATAACAGTAGGACAACTCTGCTGTCTTAATAACTGAGTCGTTAAGCCAGATGTGACTAACAGGTTTAACCGTATAGTCTATTAAAAGCTGTTTAGTTATTCCATATCTTTCATACCAATACTCCTTATCTATTTCTAGCCACTTTCTGCTCTTTATTTTTATTACAGTTCTTCTACGTCTTCCAATCTTGGATTCTTGTAAAATAATTTCTTGTTCTGTAGGTGAGACAGCCGAAGCTGTCAAGTTAAAGTCTCTGGCAATCATATCTATTGTTTCTAAATAGTTGATACCATGCTTACGCATCAGATACCCCCAAATGTTAGTTCCTGGTTCTGAACTCCCAAAATCTTTGTACAATAGATAACCACCAAAGTCTGAAACCCGACAGCTTGGAATGTCTTCTTTTCTCAGGTCACTTTTAAATGATTCATCTAACTTCTTAAATCCAGAACAATAATATTTGAAGAGTTCCTCCTCAGAAATCTTCTCCAAAATTTGATCTTTAGATATTGCTGTGTGACCTTTAAACATAGTTTAGAGTTTAACTCCACTCACTTTCTACTTCGTCCGAAGATGGAATAGTTTCAATATCCGGCTGAGCTTCGGTAGGCTTAAATATCTTTATCTCGTAGGAGAAAGTAATATTGCTAAGCTTACCACGACTTTGCATATTAGTAAAGTGCTTATGCCAACCAGCTTGATCAACCTGGTTCCACCTTGTGAAATAATATGGATAAATTTCATGAAATGATCTTCCTTCAGTATTGGTTCTGACATCCATCATACAACGTATGATATTGTCTTTGTAAGCATCATAAATGCCTCTTATTTCTGTAACATCTCCTTTGAATAGATTTTCCCAATTATCAATAGAAACTTCGTCCTTTCTAGTGTCTGAGTTAATCCAATTAACAATAAAATTAATTAGTTGTCCCTCACCAACATAAGCTTTTCTTTCTTTGGATAGTTTAAACCAAGGTAAGTCTGGCGGAGTCTCTTCTGAGTCACCATCTTTACTCCAGGCAGTAATACCAAACGAATTGATCCATTCATATTTAGTTTCTGCTGCATTAGTAGAGAATTTGCTACCTAGAAATGTTGATAGCTTGGTTTTAATCTGTTCATCCAGTTTATGTGCAGTTAGTTCTTCTGGTTTAAATTGTGTCTCAAGCCAAAAGTCAACTCTAACCCTGTCTCCAACAAGATATTCTGGTTCCTTCTGGGCATTAATACCAATCTTCACCAAATGCTCTTTATCAGGATTAACTGCAATTACCTTAAATGGAGCTATTCCTGTGTAAAGCCTTACGTTTCTGACAACTTCCTGTTGTCCTTTGTTACCTTTTACTGGCATTTAATCGTCTAATTTTAAATCATAAATAATAGAGTACTTCTTAGCATTGAGAGCACCCTTCCGTCTTCCAGTTTTGTATTCCATTCCTAATTCAGATAACAATTTATGTACTTTAGGTTCTTCTAATTTATTTTCTTTACAAACTTTTTGAAATTTCTTTTCTCGCTCTGTTAGTTCTTCTCCTTTAGTACTATCTTCAGCTTCAGGTCCACGTGTCTTGATGAAATTCATCTCTCTTAGAGCTGATGTCATCTGTGGTACACTAATACCGTATTTGTTAGATAGTTCCTGAGTACTAGCTCCGAGTGCACGTTCTACGGCAATCTTCTGCATACTCAGTTCAACAACTTCAGTCACATTTCCTTCGGTCATAGTTTAATAATTTAGTTTAATTAATTATAATACTCATCAACTTTTTTTACTACAAGTGCCAAATCATTAGGAATGTATCTTTCAAGCATTCCTTTAGGAGACTTAGCAGTTGTACCATCTTCAGTTTGAGTCACAAATTCGTACTTATTTACTTTCGTTTTAGGATCAGTAGTGACTTTGGTAAATAAAATTACAGTAAATAATCCTTCTACTGTAATGTGTCTGTCAAGCATAGCCCCAGCTGTCTTAATCTTACGTTTAGGCTGGTAGTTTTCACTAATAGATTCATCATGCCACATACAGATAACTTTTAAATCACTTCTTAAGGTTCTTGCTTTATTAAGAACTCCCCACATATGATTTGCAAGTTCACTCCATTTTTCATAACCTTTCTCCAAAGCACGGGCCATGTTTTCGTTAGCCATAATATACTGAGCATCTTCTAAAATAATAGTCTTGATGTCAGTCCGTGTTTTATTAATATGTTCTAGAATACTTATGATCTCACTGTGTTTGTCAGTCTCGACATAATTACCAGTGCCTTCTTTAGGGTTAGCTAAAACATATTTACTTTTCCAACCTTTAAATGGAAGTGGTTTACCTAAAACATTGATAATAAAGGTAGATTTTGGATCAAGAGTCTCGATTGAAGTAGATTTACCTTCACCAGACGATCCAACAATTCCGATTAACTCACTCATTCTCTACTAATTTACAGTTACCTTTCCAGACATAGCCAAACTCCCCAGTCTTGAGCATTATTAAATACTCATCTCTTTTCTCTCCAAATACCTTATGTATTCGATCTTCCTTGTAGAGGTGTTTGGTCTCTTCGGTAACATTGGTTATTTCTACTTGTTTAAACATATTTCTTAAGGTTTAATATTCGTATGTATTCTTCTTCTGTCATTTTATTCTCTGGTTCTGCTGGTGGTAATTCTCTGAACATTCCTACTTCTCCGACATAGTTTAATCCAATTACAATACTGGCTATTCCTTCCCTGGACTTAAGGATTTTAACAGACCTAAATCGGTCTCTTAGTCTGGTAATGTCATAACCTCTGTAGGGAGAACTCTCCCACATGAATGGATTAGTTAGTCCTAACACAAAATGTGCAGCGTGTGTAGTATCACTAGTGTCCCTAAAGTCTGATAGTTGAGGTTCAATAGCGTTCCACTTCATCCTATCTACACCTTCAACATTCCTGTTAAGCTGCTGAACAATCACTGAAGTTAGGTAGTAGTTATTTGTGTACTCTACCAGATACTCCATTAACTTATCAATCGTCTGCTTAACATTCTTGTGTGATTCTGACTTGGTTAGACTAACATGGTCGAAAATAGCAATTACATAGGTATTTTCAATGTTAGGATTATATTTCTTGAATCGTGATACTTTATGTAATACACCATTTTCATCTCTAAATTCAAAGGGTACTCGTTCTTCCTTGCCATTATCTTCAAAATATTTCTTTAGCATCTTAGCAACTCCAGTAGGATTGTGAGATCCCAGGATTGTTACTACATCTTCAAGTGGTTCAAAATACTTACGTGTTTCTAATACTTTGTCATAAATTTCTTGTGAAATCCTGTTCTTGCCACGAGATAAGATGTAATTAGTATCAACTATTAACTTGTGATCCTTGAATATTCTTCTACAAATACCCTTTGCAATGACTGTCTCCTTAGACATCTCCATTGAAAATAAGAATACTTTAAATTTAATTACCTCACCTGCAGCTGTTCTCAGCAAGTAGTCCTCGTAAGGATTGTACATAAATGAAGATAGGGCAAAGGTGGTTTTAGCAGTACCGGTCATACCACCAAGGTTGTAAATGGTTGACGGCTGGACACCTGGGACAAATTCCATTAGTCTTGGAAACCCCATGTAGAGTCCCTGATTACCACCTTCTTTACCTCTTTCTACGTTTCTTATTACATCGTCAATTATCATATCTTAGATTTGAGTTGTGAAGTCTGTCTCTGTAGTTCCTTCTGTCTCTTCTTCTAAGAAAGTTAACAATCTTGAATGTGGTATTCCTTCTTTATCTACTTTACTGATAAAATAATCTGCTTGCATCATATATTTATATGATGGAGCACATGTTCTTATATAAGTTTTTGTTGCTTCTAATATTTCTTCTTTGGAATACTCAGGATTAGATATAAAGAACTTCCTGAACTTACTTATTATTGCAGCCCTGTCTCCAATAGCACCTTTCTTACCCGTATTCTTAAATAACATACGATATTCTCGATACCAATCATCTAATACTGGTTTTTCCTCACCTTCTTCTTTTACATCTAGGAGATTTAAAAATTTCTGTCTTACCTCAAGATCGTCTGGTAGATTATCTCCTGTAATCTTAAGCCAACCATCATCTTGAAACGAAGTAAAAACTTCGCCATAGTATGTATCAGTAACACCAAACAGTGATTTTGCGATATGGTCTAATAGTTTTAGTTCCTTCTTATGTATTAATATTAGAATTATATATTCTGATGGTGTTAATCTGGATTTGAGATAGGACTGGATGTTGATTGTAAGCTCTCGCAACATAGTCCTTGTGTTTTAAGCTGAATCGAAATATCTTCTATTTCAGCTTGTAGTGAATTCCACTCCATTAAGTCCTCTTCCGTGTAATTATCCTCTGGGAATTCTGTTTGTAGTACTTCTAGTAAATGTTCTGGGTCTTCTAACTTTCCATAGGTAATTTCAACTAGTTTGACTGCTAAGTCAAATAACTGTATTCTGGATTTTATTTTTGACATAACATTTTAAGTTGCAAAGATAGTGAAAAATTTCACCTTTTCCAAATTTTTTGTAAATTATTTTTTTACTTATCTGTGTATTCTTAGTACAGCACTTTTTGCTAATGGTAAATGTGAGGTATCTTTCTTACTCCAAACAAATACAGTTTCTTCTTTAACTGTGTCAAACACAAATGATTCTCCTTCCTGATGTCCAATTCCCTTTAGTTGAATCTTTCCATTAGAAGCATGTGAGAATGAATTAGTATCAACCCACTCGACTATTACTGGTATTTCCCTAGTCTCTTCTGTGTAATTTATTTCTTCTGTTTCTTTTGTTGCTTGTTGTTCTGAATTTACAAAACCCAGATGCTTGTTTCCATCAAATGCAAATAGATAAATTACAACTAGTACTACTATTACAGCAGCTGCTAAAATAAAACTTGTTTTTCGATCCATAATCATTTATTTTTAAGATAATTAATAAATCCTTTGAATGTTGGTTGTTTAAGTTGCCATCTTTCAAATACATTACAAACTTCAAGGCAACGCAATGCTTTAAGAGAACCTGTTGGTTTAGCACCGTCTTTACCTATTTCATAAACCCTAACGGTTTCTTGGTCAAACACCCATGTTCCGCCCGATAGATGTCTACCGAATAAGGTGCGTTGATTTGGCACATGAAACAAAGCAGGCCCACAAGTCTTTTCATATTCTTCCCAAAGTTCGATAAGACTTTTTGCCAATACTTGTTTGTAAAGATTGATTACTTCGTCAAGCTCTTCTTTTGTTCCAAAAAAAACATCAGGTGAGGGTTCTATTAGGACATCAGTGTTGATAATCTCCTTATATTCCATCATGTCTCCATTAGTTAGGGGTATTTTTATAGTTGTATCGAACACATATCCTTGCCCAAACGCCGTTATTGACGTTATCAGACAGCAGAATAATAATAATTTTTTCATTTAGATACATTTTTAATAGTTTTGATAAAAGTATTTCCTTTCTCAGTTCCTAGTTCTCCTCTTATTTTAGCACCTGCTGATGTCTGAAAACCAAAATCAGAAATATCTCTTGTTTCTGAAACTTTTTTAGCGTACTCACCAATTCTTTCACTCTTTGTGTCATTACGGTTACTACATGATCCCATATGTCATAATTTTTACTGATTAATCTAAAATTGGTTTGGTTTCTCTTGTTCCATTTTCTAAAATCTTAATACGTTTCCTGCAACCTTTTTTAGTCTTAGGAAACCAAGGTTCAGTTAGCCCATCAGTTAAGTCAGACTCAACCATACCTGATGGTCTGTGTTTCCAGATTTCTGAATAATCATACAAATGAGTAAATGGATTAGGAGCTTCTATTAAATTATCCATTATAACTTGAGCTATTAAACCACAAATATCATTGTTGTAATTTTCAGTTAAGTAGGCTTGTTGAATCTTTTCTAAAGCATATTTGTAAATTTTATGTCTTATTTCTAGTTCTATCATCTCACTTATGTTATAATTTACTTTCCTTTCAATCTCCTTATCCGTCATTTGTTTTAATTGGTCTTGATAATTCATTCCTTATCCTTTCTTTTGCACGTTCTCCCTTTGAGTAGTATTATCCCTCACCCAAAACATAAGTGTCTTAGAGAGCCTTATTTGGTGTGTCATCTTTTATTCTTCTAATCATTCCCCTACAATGCTTTGCCATTTTCGCATCATCATATCCTTGTTTACATTCATGAAAATACTTACACGCCTGACATTCCTCCATATCAATATCTCCTCCACAATCAGGAATATATCTGTCTTTATCTATCAAATCCATGATAGCAGTTAAGATTTCGGGTATTGAATACTTAATTTTTTCCATATCAATTAAAGTTTTTTCTGATTTCCTGGGCGGTTTCTTTTGCTGTGGTGAATACAGGAAGTTGTTTTGTTGACTACTTTGCAATATTTATCTGAATACTCATTCATACAACTGCCTTGCCAATGATTTGTAGTTTCTGACTTTTCACACGAATCACAACCTTG